GATATTTTTTAAATTCAATATCATAAAATGCATTGATGTAATCATGATCAGTATTTTTATCTGTTCCATGAGGACCATTCCAATCATTTTCTTCAAGAATTTCTGCTAAAGTTTTTGTCATTTAATTCTAATAATTTTTTTACTTCTTTCTTCAAAATCAAAAATTCCTTGTGTATAATCATCTTTAAAAATTTTATTTTGAAAATATCTCTCATTCATTTGATAATATATTTTAAATTTATCCTTATCACTTTGACTTAAATTATGTTTGGTGCCAGATCCAAAATGAAAACCACTAAATTCAAAAACTCCAACTTTAAAATTATGTTTACCAATTCTTCTATCATAATCATCATCTTCAAAACTTACTGGATGAATGTTCTCATCAAAAAATCCAACAGTATTAACACAATTTTTACTTAAAGAGAAAAAGGAATATTTTGCTGGCGTTGATGAAAATACAATGTCACATACCTTAGATGCTTCATTTATATTCTCCAAATCATCTTCAGAAAAAGTAATGTCATCTCCAGCAAAAATCCAATAAGGAGATTCTGGATTCATCTTTATATGATAATTCCAACTACTAGAGCATCCCATATTATAAGGGCAGTAGGATAACATAAATTCTTCAACAAAATTACTTTGGCAATATTCTTTAATTTGAAGAAGATATTCAAATGAATAAGAATTGCAGAGTACTGAGATAGTTTTAACTGGATAATTAATTGACTTTATAAAATTATCAAATGCTTCTAATTGATTTGTTGTTGTAACCGCTAGTAATGGAATCATTTGTGATACTTAGAGTTGTCTTTTGCAAGGTGTACAATCTTTGGTTCAAAGTCACAATACTCAGTAAAGACTTCTGGGTATGCATATTCTGGACCAAGAGTATGCACTAAATTTTTATTTTCAATAAAATATTTGTTAATATGGCTTTCATCGTGCCATACTGCAATAACATCATTTTTTAAGTCAAGATTAGTTCTTTCCATTAGAGTATCCATCATAGCACAAACTTCAGGAACTTTTCCACCCCATAAACATCCCTGATAATATACGGATGTATCATCAAATTTAGTTATGTGCGATAAAGATTCTGCATTAGTTTCAAAGGCACCTGGATACTTATTGTGAGGAGACATACCAAGTGCATGACAAGGATGATGTACTCCAAATAGTGGTTTATCAGTGAAGAAATCTTCTTCTAAAATTTGATCAACAACGAGAGCATCAGCATCAATGAAAACCAACCAGTCATTCTCAACAATTTCATCTCTTGCACTGTTAAGAATTTCGAATCTCTTAAGCGTAATGAAAGGCCATTCAAGATGTTCCTGCGAATAAACTTTAATATCTTCTGGAAAATCTCCTTCACCATCAGTGAACACTAAAAATGTTTTCTCAGTATTAGGTAAAAAATATTCTTTGATATTCTCATAATATCTAGGAAGAAAATCAAGGTACTTACCAGTACCAATAAATGTAATGGCAACTTTCATATTACAGTCCAAGTTTCGGGAATAATATCTTTAGTATCTAGGTGTTCATTATTAGACCCCCTAAACCACCCAGAAGGCGCTACAACCTGTTTGCTGTTTGATAACCATGCACCCCACCAAGAGAATGAAGAGTTGGCAATAACGTGCCCAGAGCACAGCGTCATCAAACACAAATCAATGTAGTTGGTATTTCCTTCCGCAATAAGAAATCTATCTGAGGAAAATAATTCTTGTTGATTGCACCATTCTGGATCATCAGAAAACACAATAACTTGTTCATTACCAAACTGTTCTAATGCTTTTTTATAATAATCCAATCCAAGTGCAGTATGATTTGGATTTGTAAGATAGTCAGTTCTGCGAATATGAAGTGAAACAGGAGCAGTATTAAATTGAGACATCATCTCCTTACAAGGTTCCAAAATTTCATCCTTAAACTCAAAGTCTTTTCTTATTTCAGATTCAATATGTTTAAAATATTTTTCAGTTTGAAAATATCCTTGAAGATTTACCCAGTCCGGACAATTATTGAATAATTTTTCATCAAAACAAAATCCATTTTCTGATATAGTATCCCTACCAGGATCTACAAATTGAACATTTAATTGATCAGTACAAGAAAGTTTAAATGGATTGAATAACAAATTGTCAACCCATTCTTGTTGTCCTTTGGCGGGAGGTATGCAGTACTGATATCCATTATTTTTGGCAATCCCCTTTAAGGAAGAAAATTGAAACATTTGATTGCCCAAAAGTCCCATTTTTCCCAAAGCATTAAATCCAATCATTTTAATTTTTCCAAAATAGATTTAAGTAAATTCAATTCCTCATCTCCAATAAATTGATTATTTCCAAGGTAGATTCCATTATTATGAATATAATCTACATTCAAATTATCTTTCTGAGTTGTAATTTTGTGCCCAGATAAGAATGGTTGTTTAAGTAGGTTTCCACTAATAATTGGTCGATGTTCAATACCAACCTCATCAAATATTACTTTCAATCTATCTGCTAATTCCTTGGTTCTACAAATTAAAGGAAAACAAAAATTGCTGCAAGTTTGTGGAACTAATGGTACATAAAAATCAATTGAATATTTAGAAATTAGATCAACAAATTTTTTATAATTTTCATTACGTTTTTGGATATACCTGTCTAATCTTTTAAGTTGAGATAAACCTAAAACTGCACCTAATTCATGATTTCTAAAATTATAACCATCAGTAACAAAAAGAAATTGATTGGAAATATCTGGATACTGTTTTACATATTCAGCATATCTTGTAGATTCTCTTGCTAATCCATGACTTCTTTTTATTTTCATCAAATCATAAAGTTCATAATTATTTGTAGAAATTATCCCACCTTCTATTGTTGAAATGTGATGTCCAAAATAAAAACTAAATGTTGCTCCCAAACTATCAGATCCTGTTCGGTATCCGTTGGATAACTTACATCCATGAGATTCACAAACATCATCAAGAATCAAAGCATTTGGAAATAATTCTTTATATTTTTCAACATTCGCAGAAAAACCTATCAAATGCGTAACAAAAATTAATTTGATATCCGAATGAATCTTAGAAATGTGCTCAAGATCCTGCTCACAAAAACTAAAATTATCAAGATTAATATCACAAAAAATTGGAGTAAATCCAAGTTGAATTACTGGTCCAACATTTGTAACCCATGTGCAGGCAGGAACTAAAACTTTATCACCATCCTTTAATCCATAAAGTTCTTTAATGGCAGAAAGGAGAAGATAATTGGCAGTACTACCAGATGAGACATACAGAGAGTACTTTGAACCCAACCAATCATTCCATTTAGATTCAAACTCTCTGACTTTTTTACCATTAGTAAATCTATCAGATGTTAAAACAAATTTAGCAAGTTTTAATCTATCACTTAGAGTGATATTGTTTTTCATTAATGGCCATTTATATTGCATTTGTTACATACCACTGATAAGTTTTTTGAATACCTTCATGGAGACCAATTTTAGGTTCCCATCCAAGAGATTTAATTTTATTCACATTTAGAACTTTTCTTGGAGTTCCATTTGGTTTTGTTACATCCCAATTGATGTACCGATCATAACCAACAACATGAGCAATTATCTCTGCCAGTTGTTTAATTGTCACATCTTCTCCAGTCCCAACATTGATATGCCCCTCTTCATTATATTTTTGCATACAGACATAACAAGCTTCCGCTAGATCATCAACATGAAGAAATTCTCTCATTGCTGTCCCATCTCCCCACAGTTCAACCTCCCAATGTTTGCTATGACTAAGAGCATTATGAAACTTAGCAATCATCGCAGGAAGAACATGTGATGTTTCCAAATCAAAATTATCATTGGGACCATAAAGATTTGTAGGCATCAATGAGATAGCATTAAATCCATATTGTTGACGATATGCTTGGCAAAGTTTAACACCTGCTATTTTTGCAAGCGCATAACCATCATTAGTTGGTTCAAGAGGACCAGTCATCAATTGATCTTCTGTAATTGGTTGAGTTGCAAACTTGGGATAAATGCAGGAAGAACCAAGAAACAAAAGTTTGGTTACGTCATTCACCATAGAGTAATGAATGATGTTGTTCTGAATCATCAGATTCTGATACAGAAAATCCCCACGATATTTTTTATTTGCCATAATGCCACCAACTTTGGCAGCAGCAACAATCACATATTCGGGTTTATTTTTTTCAAAAAATTCTTTAGTTTCTTCTTGATCTGTAAAGTCAACTCTATTACGAGTTGCCTCAATAATATTAAAATATCCTTTGCTTTTTAAATTTCTGACAATTGCAGATCCAACCATTCCATTGGCACCCGCAATCAAAATCTTACTATTACTGTCCATAAACACACATATCCTCAACTAATTCTTTAAATGAAATCTTAGGTTCCCAACCCAGTTTTTCCTTTGCCTTGGAGGCATCACCTAACAAAGTCTCTACTTCAGCAGGTCTAAAATATTTAGGATTGACTTGGATGACTGTTTTTTTGGTAAGTTTATCAATACCAACTTCATCCAATCCTTCACCTTCCCAAGCAATTTTCATACCAAAATAAGATGCTGCTTCCTCAACAAAATCTTTAACTGAGTATTGAGTTCCAGTGGCAATTACAAAATCTTCAGGTTCATCTTGTTGAAGCATTAACCACATTGCTTCTACAAAGTCCTTAGCGTGTCCCCAATCCCGTTTAGCATTTAAATTGCCTAGATACAAACAATCTTGAAGTCCCACAGAAATCTTAGAGAGTGCCTGCGTAATCTTACGGGTTACAAATGTTTCTCCTCGTCTTGGAGATTCGTGATTGAAAAGAATGCCAGTGCAAGCATACATGCCATATGCCTCACGATAGTTCTTTGTAATCCAGTATCCATAGATCTTTGCCACACCATAGGGAGAGCGGGGGTAGAAGGGCGTTGTCTCCTTCTGTGGGGTTTCCTGAACTAATCCGTAGAGTTCGCTTGTAGATGCCTGGTAGATCCTTACACGGTCTTCCATGCCTAAGAGACGCACTGCTTCAAGAACCCTAAGAGTTCCCACAGCATCGACATCAGCAGTGTATTCAGGCATCTCAAAGGATACCTTAACATGACTTTGAGCACCAAGATTGTAAATCTCATCAGGTTGAACTTTTTGAATAACTCGAACTAGATTAGTAGAATCAGTAAGATCACCATAGTGAAGACTAAGACGATCATAAATCCCATCAATTCTGTGAGTATTGATAAGGGAGGATCGTCTGACGATTCCGTGTACTTCATATCCTTTTTCTAAAAGCAATTCTGCAAGATAAGAACCATCTTGCCCAGTAATACCAGTAATTAATGCAACTTTCATATCATAAAGTTCTTTGTATCATTATACCAAAAAAGGAGAGTTTATGCAACTCTACTTAGGGATTTACTACCGTATTAATCATACTTATCACATTCTTTAAAAGTCTCAGCATTGAGATCTTTCAATGACAGAATTGGTTCTACGAAAATTCCCCAATCGATATTTAAATCTTTATCATTCCAAAGAAGTGACCTTTCATAAGATGGATAATAATACTCCGTAGTTTTATATACAATTTCAGCAGTTTCTGTAAGTGTATAAAACCCATGAGCAAACCCAGGAGGAACCCACAACTGAAGATTATTGCGATTTAACTCAACACCACACCATTTACCGAAAGTTGATGAAGACTTTCTAATATCTACAATTACATCAAATACAGCGCCTAAAACACACCGAACAAGTTTACCTTGAGGATTTTGAATTTGATAATGCAATCCCCTCAAAACTCCCCTAGATGACTTAGAATGATTATCCTGAACAAAATTTATATCTAGACAAACTGCTTTTTGAAATTCTTTTAGATTAAATGACTCTAGAAAAAAACCACGATCATCCTCAAATTTATTATTACTAATCAGGTAAACATCATTCAAATTGGTTTCAATTACATTCATACTTTTTTAAAAGTTTTGGGGAATACTGATTAATAATACTATCATTTAATTTTTCATTTCTTTTCTTCTGTTCAATATCATAAACTCTATTCCTAATTTCTGTTGAGGAATATTTATGTTTTCTTGGGTGAAAGAATAATTCTATATTATGATCAATACAATATTGCTTTCCCGTAAAGTCTCTATCCATATACTCTTCACTCAAAAAACGTATGTGAATTATTTGAGTTTGAATTAAATTAAGAAGATCTTCCTCAGTTTCATAAACTAAAATCTCATCGACATATTTACAACCTTGCAATTGCACATATCTTTCATAAACAGATTGTACAGGTTTATTTTTAATACCAGGTCTATCTACAGTTGGATCAACTTGAAGTGCTACTTTTAAATAATCACACATTCCTTTTTCGATTTTAAGCATTGTAACATGCCCAGCATGAAATAAATCAAAAGAACTGCAATTAAATCCTATTTTCATTTTGAGTGTTTTTTACTATTATACTAAAAAAGGAGAGTTTATGCAACTCCCCTCTAGGTCTTTCAGGCTCGCCACTTGCTTTTTGACTAGGAGCAAGAAACTAGGCGGGAGTTGATTCCCATCCGCACCAACAATTCTTTAAGGAAATTGTAAACCTATTTACAACTCACAAAAGAATTAATTTTCTCCGCAAGTTTTTCAATATTCTCATAAGAAGGATATGATGGATATTCAACAGAAGGATCCGTTTCCTTTTTACGATCAACTGATTGCCATGTCGTATGAAATTCTTGATCAGCAAGAGATTGTGCT